TGATAATTCATAAAATCTTTAACTCTTTGAGCTTGATCTTCTGAATCTATAGAATGAGCTCCTACAATATTACATTTTACAGGACCTCCGGGTGGAAGTAATTCTTTATAAGCTTGTGCTTGAAACTGGGTTGCTGATTCCGCAAGTAATGGATGAGTAACTCCACTAGCTCCTTGAAAAGGTCTAGCTCTTTCTTCGTATTTAAATCCTAATAATTTAATTCCATCAACATAAGATTTTTCCCAATCTTGTCTTGATGATTTATCCATCTCATAATCTGCTCTCAAATTATCAGACATTTTTTCTAATTCATCTTCTGGAATAAATTCTGATAAATTGGCCCCAAAAGGAATTTCTGCAGATTCTGGCTCTTGTTCTATAAATCCTTCTTCTTCAACTTGTATTTCTACTTCAGGAGAACCTTCTTCATTTGTTGGTAGTATACCTGCTAATTTATCAACTTCTACTTCTTCTGAACTGGTGTTGGGTAATGCTTTATCTATGGCCACTAAACTGCTACTCCTAATATATCTATATCAGCTAATGCTGAATGTTTGTTAATCTCGGTTTTACCACCTTCTTTATACTCTTGAAAACCAATTTTTGCTAGAAGTTTTCTATCAAAGCCGTTTAGGTTTCTTAAATCAATAACTATTCCTGGTTGAATTGCATTTTTCCCTCCAGGCATACTTCCATAGTTTATAGGTCTAAAAGGTTCTTTATAATTACCTGCAGCAATCATTTCTAAAATTTTAGGATCATTTAAATTAAATTGTTGATAAATTGATTCCATCTTAGACATAAATTGTTGATTACCATTATCTCCTCTATCCCAAGCAATAAACATTTCTACATCGTCCCCTGCTCTTATGCTAAATGGTTTAGAATCAATTCCTAGTTTGTCTAATCTTTTTATGTAATCATCTTGTATACTTCTAATAGCCTCTAAAGATCTTTTTCTATAAATATTATTAAAAGCTACAGCTAAATTAGCACCACTTCCTTGTTCATAACCCATAACAACTTCTGGTGAAGGAATAGCAATAAAATCTTTATTTCCTTTAATAGCCAGTTCAATTTCTTTTTTTAATATTTCTTTTATCATTTCTGTTTGTTGTCTAAAAGGAATATCAGGCATACTATTAGCTTGAGTAGGTGTATCTCTAAACTCAGAGTTTATTCTTTTAATTTCTTTGTCAATTTTTCCATAAGCCTTATTGTTTTGTTGTGCCATAAAATTATCTATTGTTCCAAAATCAGCTAATATCTTTTCTTTTACTTGAGCTAGATTAGGATCGTTATCAGAAATTTCTCTAACTCTTTCCATAAGTGCTCGTTGATTTTGAGGAAGATTATAATCTGTTGCATCATCAACATCAGATTTAATTAATAGTTTTTTTAGTTCCCCATTAAATATTCTATTTTTTTGACTTTCTAATGAATTTAATTGGTTCGTCAAAGCTTCTGCTTGGTTTGAATGAATCTCTGCTTTAAAAACAGGTTTATCACTTTTAGCCACATTTCTTAAAGTATCAAATTGCATCTCATCTAAAAAAATTCCATTTTGACCATCGGTACTTTTTCTTTCTGTTTTTCTTACATGGGCTAATTCATTGTTTTGTCCCATGTGAGTGCTTCCTACATCTTTAGTATTTACTTGTCCTTTTAACGGATTGTAAGTATACACATCAACTTTATGTGATTTTCTAGCTGTATTGCCTGGAAGTGTATAATCAGCGTGACTGGTAGTAGTCCCAAAATTTTCTCTTATATTTTTTAAATTGTTTAAAAATCTACGAGCAGCTGAACCTAATTGTGTTTTGGTTAATACATCACTAGATGCTTGATAAACATTAAGCGAAAAATTAGGAGCATCAATATCCCTCAACATAGGAGTCCAAGCATTTCCACCTTGGGCTTTTTCTGCAGCTAAAGTAATCTCCGCTAATACTTTATCAATCTTATCATTAAGAATAGCTTCTTGTCTGGTATTTAATCTACCATCGGTATTATCTAAAACTCTGTTATAATATTTTTGAAAATTACTTACTTTTGTTTGAATAAAATTTTGAACGTTGGTAGGTAAAGATCCTCTAAAATTACCACTTACATTTAAAAAATCATTATACTCATTTGTAATTGTATCAAACTCTCCTCTAAGATCTAAATTTTCTTTTTTATTCATTCGAATAGGATCTGTATTAATTTGTGTCCCTTTATTTTTTCGTAATGTAAATAAATCAGCTGCGGTAAGTTTATTATCTCCTTGCTTAAATAAAGCATAACCAAAACCAGTTTTATCTAGCTCTTGTGTATGTCCTTTATTTTTTAATTCTCCGTACCACTGCGCTGCTGTTTTAGTATCTGTAGGATTGTAGGTTTCTTTTATGTCATCAAACATTACAGAGTAACGAGAAAATTCTCCTGTTTTTTCTCCTGCTTGTGCTTGTTGTTTTGTTATTGTAGGTAAATTAATTGGATCGGTATCTGGATAATTTTTATTTATATAAAGCTGTGCATCTTTTTTTGTCTTAAATGACATTGTATTTGTTTGACCTGGAAAGTTTATAACCCACGGTTTAGTAGATGTTTTCTTTTCACTTTTGTAATTATCTAAACCTTCCCATGGATCAACTTTTTTTACAGGTAATGGTTTTTCTTTTGGTATAATTGTAGCTTCAACTTTTTTAGAAGAATCTACTATTTCGTTTTTTACTTTTTTAACATTGTTCACAGCATTCTGTGCATTTTTAATTCTACCTGCGTTAGAAACCGGTCCGCCTGCAACAGGCATAAATAACATTGTATTTAATTCTGCTTGTAATTTATTTGCTTCATCTTCATCAACTCCAAATACACCTTCAGCTGTATCTGCTGCAAATGCGCCAGGGAGCCTGAATGCGGTGTCAAGAATATCGAATGCTTTTTCACCGTAAGGTGCAATTGTATTCCAGATCCCTCTGGATAGAGGGTCCATATCTTTTAAGATAGGTAAATTTTCTGCTGCGTATTCTCCACCGAACCCTGAACTAGGGGCGGTTAATAGTTTTCCGTTCCATAAAGCACCAAGAGTCCTGAGATCGTATTCCTTATCCCCGACCCCCTCTTCAAAGAAAGTTTGAAAAGTTTCTACAGAATTTGTAGGTTGAGAGCCATCAGCATAACCTCCGTCTTTGAAAGGAGATATTAAAGTATCTTTAGTTACTGATGGATCTAATAAATAATTTAATAATTCTTTCATGTCCGATTTAGTTTCTAAACTTTTACCTAATGTTAAATTAAATGTATCTTTGTTAGTTCCAGCTAAAGCTTTGGCTCTTGGATTATATATTGAATAAGAACTTTGTGCTTTTACATTTTTTAAACCTGAATCAATTTTATTTAATATACTTTTTATTGAATCTGCACTTTTAGATTTGTTTCCTATTTCTATAAACTCATCAAATTGTTTAGGATTTGTATAAACTCCTTCAGCCATATTCATTGTCATATTATCAAAAGGATCAACTCGTCTTGTAGCTGTTTTATATCCTTGAGTAGCAAGAGGTCTGTTTACATATGACAAAGGTTTTCCAGTCATAACATTTTCTGCTAAGTCATCAAAAAATACTTGGACTTTTCTATTAACAAAACTTGGAGACAAATATAAATATTCAGGATTACCTGCCTTATCTAATAACTCGCTTGATAGATTCATTCTCCCTGTTTGACTAACAGGAAACTTGTGAGCAAAATCTATAACACCTTGTCCTGCATCATCTCCATATTTAGTATATACTTCTATTAAATCATCAGCATAGCTTTCCAACATATCATCTCTGTATTGAAACAGTTCATCCATTTGTTTAGAATATTTTTTTATAGAATCATTAAATGTATCCATTACTTCTTGATGCTTAGGATGTTTTTTATTTCTAATTATCTCGTCTAATTTTTTATTACCTCCATGTTTAGCTGCCAAACCTTTATAAGTAAATTGATAAACTTTAGCCGATCCAGAAGGTGTAGTAGCTGCAATACCAGGAAGTTGTGAAACTTTTTTAGAAGTTTGTCTTGATGTTTTTATTCCTGGAAACACATTACTAAAAGTAGTTTTCCAATTTTCTGCTTGGTCTATCTCTTTTGATAATTTTTTTACCATAGGAGTTTTGTCTTTTTTAATAGCATTAGCTAATACAGTCGTATCAGCTTTGTAAGTAGATCTTAATCCAATTTCAAAATCCGCTAAGTCATCTATTTCATTAACTAACTTTAATTGGGCAGGAGTCAGTTTTGACTTATCCATACCTCTGGTATGTGTTATTCCAAAATTTTTTTTTAAAAGATTTCTTAATTTACCCATTTGAGAAAGAACTTGTTTAGAAGCATCCTCTCCTATAGCCCTTAATTGACTTACTCCTAATTCTACATTTTTGCTGACACCTCCTCCGGTTAAAAGATCAGCACCTTTAATAACTAAATTAATTTTCTTTTTTGGATTAAATAAAAAATTACCAAGTTTATTGGTTATGTTATTAACACTTTTATTAAATTTAGAATTGAGATACCTGTCAATTTTAGCATTACCAGTTTTATAAGTTTCTTTGGTTTTAGCATCCATTCTATCTACAGGAACATCTAAAACTCCTGACTCGTATTGTGGTATACCTGATAAATCAACCATTAATAATATCTCTCCTCACCCATGTAATCAGGTACTCGTGGTTCTTCCCAATAATCATCTGGTAGTGTAACAAAATTTCCTTGGCGAAAACGTAGCACGGCTTGTGTTGTTGAGTCAACATAATCGTCGTTGTCACCAAAAGGAAAGGCAGCACATTCCTCAATGACTTCTTGCGCCCACCGCTCATCAGGAACCCATACCTGACCTGCTTCGAATACCGGTGCTACAGCGTTTACTCTTACATGCTTATCATTTCCTTTGCTTGGTGTAAAGTTCGTAACTGGGATACCTACTTGTCTAAGTTCATGGGTCAGGGGTAATCCGCTCGCTTTAGCTTCAATAATGATTGTCTCAGGCTCATACTCTTTATATTTAGCAAGAGCTTTTCTTTTTAATTCAGGAAACTCCCATCTACCTTTAACTGCATCAAGTAAAATCAAATAAACTTTCCCGTCTGCTTCTGATGTAAACACACCCCAAGTAGTAATAGCCGAATAGTCTGCTGTTTCTTTTTTAGAATACGCTGTATCATAACTTTGTATAATATGTTGTATGTTATTAGGAGGGGTTTTAGATTCCCATTTCTGCCACCATTCTCTTTTGATAATAGATCCTTCTTCAGAGGTAGGTGATTGTTGCCATTGTGCTTGCCACTTCTGTTCATTAAGTGATGCTTTAACAGAAAGTAATTCATCCTTCTTCCAATACTCAGGCCATATAGGATTACCTGAATTAGGAAAGATTGCTGGGAATTCTATTATCTCCCATTGATCTGCTTTAATTTCTTTTTGAGCTCCTACTAATCTTCCTGTCAAATCTTTGGTAGACCATCTTGTCATTACAATAACAATGATACCACCTGGTTGAAGTCTTTGTCTTGGTCCTGATGTATACCACTCATAAGCATTATCAAATGCTGTCTCTGATAAAGCATCTTGCTCGGAATGTGGATCATCAATTATTAATAGATCTGCACCACGACCTGTAATAGCACCACCAACACCTGTTGCGAAATATTCTCCTCCGTGATTTGTTTCCCATCTACCTGCTGCTTTACTATCTTGTGATAGTTCTACATTAGTAAACACTCGTTTGTAATCCTCGTGATCCATCAGGTTTCTTACTTTCCTTCCGAAGCGGAAGGCCAGTTCGCCGGTGTGCGTTGCTTGTATGATCTT